GTCATCTTTTGTTTCCCGCAGCCAGTGGCGATTGATTGACTGCATGTACATTGCTTTTGGACGGACCGATATGAGGGACAGCATAAAACCGTGTTCCTCGAAGAACTTAGTGTAAGGGCGGGTGCGCATGGTAGCGATACCATGACCAGCCATATCACCAACATCAGTAGCGGTGCCTTCAGCAGTAGCCAGAACCTCCGAGAAGGCTATGGATTGCTTTCCACCGCCAAGATATTCAGGTTCTTCAAGACGGCCGTCACTTGATCTAACTCCAAGATACCTAAGATAGTCCCGATACCGAGAACCGAACCGATTACGAGCTTCCAGAAAACGCTGGAGCGCAATAGCGCGGCGAAATTCGTTAACATCGATGCCACCCCCTTCAGCGTTGGCAAGATCAGCATAAACAGCGGGAAACACGTTTGGCGATGTGCCAGTAACGCGCATGCGGAACTCAGTAGAAGTATCGTGTGCCGCATCATTAGTAGAAGTTTCGACGGTGCCTCCGGTAACGCGAATATCAGTATCGTCTACCTGGGGGTTGCCGTCGATAATGCCGAGGCCCTTAATGGGAGCCTGAAGACCAGACTGGAATGGGATCGAAATAGTGTCTTCACCGAACTGGGGATATGTCCGACAGGCAGTGAAATAGTCCTTTTCCCAACAGATGCGCTTAAGCGTAGCCAGATCCGTATAGGAGCTATCAGGCGTAATTTCAGTGTCCAGATCCTGATCGCGGTAGAAGTTATTCCAGATTTGCTGATAGGCCGCGAAGGGCAGAATGTTTACGTCCATATCGTTGACGCCGACAGGAATACCCAAGTGATTAGCGAGGCTTCCAGCGGTAACCCCGCCAGTGGTAACGGGCTGTTGTTTAACGTCGAAATCCCCGGTGCCGTTCATGAAATCTTCCCACGCACCGATCCGACCGTATTCAGCCCCGTTAGCGGCGAGATAGCTGTCGCAGAGCATACGAGCGGGCACGTACCAGTGATGCATGCGTACTTCAACGTGATGCATCAGAGGGTTAACGAGAGTACCGACACGCAGCAGAACGCTTGAGGCGTGGCGGAAGGTATCGCCCGGCAAGACCTCCACACAGGCGACAGGGACGAGCTGCCCCATGTCGAAGGAGGCGAGGCGTTGATGAGAGAGGTTATGTTTAGCGCGCTTCATCCTACATCCTATTCCCTAGAGGTTGACGACCGAAACGACCAGCACGGCGACGAGTGCTAAAGCTGCGACGGCGACCAGTACGACCACGCCGCCTAAAGGATGAACGTCGCTTTCTACGAGAAAACCGCATAGTTCAGGTTCCTTCCTCATTTGTTGTACCTGCCTTTTCCGATAGAGCCCGGGCGTGCAGGGACGGGGACGCCGAAGGCCTCATTTGAGAGATTTTTGAGATAACGACCGAGAGCAGTACCAGCTTGAGCGGGATCAAAAGGGTCGAAGCCAAGCGTATGCTTAAGATCACCATAAGCAATAGCCGGGCCGAATATCCAATCAGACATTTCACCATAGCGTTGCTCGAATTTATCCGCGTCATTCACGCGGGGGTCCTGTTTGATAGAAGCGTAACCACCGCCGAGGGGATTGGGCATAGTCAGAGTATCGCCGCGCGCGCGCCCGGCGGCGACTGCCAACCCCGTCCGCGAGGTAGCATTAGCCAGCATGAGCTGTTCATTCTGGAGAGCTGCGTTTTCACGCAGCAGCATCTGGTCGATGCCTTGCCCTAAGGTTTGAGCGGCAGCGGCGACGCCGGCACCGGTACTGTTGCCGGCGAGCGCCGAAATAGTGGGCGACCCCATAACAGGTGCAGCAATATTGCCTGCAGCAGATGAACCGAGAGCAGCAAGAGGGTGGATTCCAGCTTTTTGAGCATCACGTACCAACCATTGAATTTGATTTTTGTTCACTTCCATCGTCAGTTTTTTGTTCATTTTGTTGGTATCTTTTTGCGCGGCGATGTTCGCCTTGTTGAGCGCCGCGGCGGAGCTCGCGGAAGACTTTGAGCTCATTATTCCACCAACTAACGAACCGATAGCGCCGATAGCGGCCCCGAATGGGAAGGGCATTTTCCACCTCCTAACATGAGCAGATTGAGTGAGAGAAACCCCGGCTACCATAGCCGGAGAAGAACTTACGAGACTGCCGTTTTTGCTCCTGCGAACGCCGAGTATTGCACTTGCACGCGAGGCGTTTGGAGGCTTCCAACAAGTGCTTTTTGTCGGCGACGCGGATCGGAGCCACGGCAGCTCGAGTAGCGTAGGACAGAGCCGCGCCAGGCTTACCAGCTTGGCGCGGCTTAGGTGGCAGTTTCACGGACAACTGCCTCTTAACGGTATTGCGAACCGTAGCAACGTCGAGGCGTTGCGTGAGATTTTGGACGTAGCGTATTTCAGGGATAGTGACCACGCGCGGGAGCAGATGAGAAACCACGCGCGGGACACGGACCGTCACGGGGACGTACTCCGCTTCGCGTCGACGCCGCCTAGATCGATCCATGAGAGATATCGCTTCTTTCGATTTGAATGAGCTTACGCATTTTAGCCGATCGGAGAGGATCGCCCGCGATCGCATAGAGGCGGGCGTCCAGATCAAGCCTTAGAGGGGAGTAGTCTTCGCGTTCCACCACGCCACCAGCTCCTTTGTAGGAGGTTGAGAGAGCTTCACGCGATGTACGGTCGAGAGAGACTGTAGAGCTACCCAGACGCCAATAGGAGGGCAAGGAAGGCAGTTGAGGGTGAGCCCCTGCCAACCATGTGCCGATTTGCTTAAGGGCGTCAAGACCGATCCCCGGGCGTCTGGAGGCCTGTACAAGATATTTATCACCATGAACGCCACTTTTTAGCGAGTAGCGCCCCACGTAATTCGCAGACTGCCGGGTGATGTGTCCGGCATGAACGAAACCGTGAGGCCATAGCTCGATGAGAGATTGACCCTGTTGCCACGGGTGGACGCCGAACATCATCAGGTGCCAATGTTCTCTTTTCGTCTGTTTCCCATACTCTCCAACACAGAAGAACCGGACAGGTCCGATATTCCTTCTCCAGCGTTTCAAGAACCGCGAGATGTGCTCGTATTCCAGCTTTCCCGGGCGTGTATGTTCTTCGTAGGTGAGCGTGACAAAGCTGTTCGACGCGTGCTCTGACGCTTCCAGCATCATACGTAGCGACCATGCTTGTTGCCTCTTTATTCCACAGTTCAGACAGTGACCGCAGGGGACGAGCTGCTTAAGGCCTTCAGGGCGAGAGATTTGAATTGGGCTGATACACTTCATAGGCGGTGCCTTTGGTGTCAGTCAGCCAGTATGCTATCAAGTAAAGAGCATACTGGCCTAAGCCAAGAAAAGGCCCGCGTGCGACCACTATGGAGGCTGCACGCGGGCCTAAGTGACAGGGGAAGGGCGCCGGGGGGCGCCTAGTTGCTCCATCCCCCATCATCCCCCAAACGATTAACTAAGCAGGTGCAGGGCCACCGCCAGGTTCAGGATCGCTAGGAGGAGTATCGCCGCTTGCAGCATTATCGCTAGGCGGATCGCTCTTAGCGCGAGACTTAGACCGTCGAGGGAGGGTAACGAGGGGTTCCTCGTCTTCCATGTAGCCGGGTCCGAACTCATCAGGTATTTCTTCCTCTAAATTGTCCTCGTCTTCGACTTCGAGAGTATCGCCGGGGGCTGCGATGCCCATAGCGGTGAGTTGTTTACGTACTTCCGCAGACATTAGAGCGGATAGGTCCATTTGAGCCTTTTTAGGCACTGCTATTTCCACAGGCGTATAGTCGAGCTTATCTTTGATCGCCAGCTCTTTCATCAAGACAGACGCGGCGATAGTTGAGCTTTTGGTATTAACCTCCAGTATGAGCGAGATAACGTCTCGGACTTTGAGATTGAAGGAGCCAGAGGCAGCTTGGGAATAGGGAATACGTTTACCGGACTGAAACAGCAGCCAGACCGTAACGAGGCCATCAGAGAACCACTCCACCCATAGATCGAGATCGCCGGGCACCAGCTCCACTTCATGTTTGAGAGAACCGGACAGAAGGGTAAATTGGCCTTCATCGAATGTTTGCCTTTTATAGCGGTGTGCCATGTTAGCGAGCCTTCCGAGAGACTAGACGGCGAGCAATTAACGAATGGTTAACCTGACAGTACAGCTCAGGAGAATTAGCGTCAGCATAGACGCGATCAGTGGGAGCGCATTGAACGAACGACGCGTTCAGAGACGGAACCGACCCAAACTCCCTAGCAAGGTGCCAATCGTCGAACGTAGTGTTGAACAGACCCGACACATAGGACGGGTGTTCCCGGTATTCCCGGTACCTGTCGATGTAGCCGAAGACGTCCGTTTCATTGGTGTGCGGCGCGTAGACTTCCTTTTTTGAGACAGCTTGCGGGCCGAACGCTTCATATTCCTTCTGCCAGTAGTCATCTTTTGTTTCCCGCAGCCAGTGGCGATTGATTGACTGCATGTACATTGCTTTTGGACGGACCGATATGAGGGACAGCATAAAACCGTGTTCCTCGAAGAACTTAGTGTAAGGGCGG